GTCTCGATTAAATTCCATGGGTCCTTCATCATCAGAAACGTCTTTCCAGCCGCAGAGGATTTCCAGAAGGTCATCGGCCATTTGCTCTGAGGACATGCTGTTTTTGCCTTGGCGGATCAGTTCGGCCGTAAATTTGCTGTTGACGACGGCAAGATCGCCGTCATGTTCAGCCATGAGATTGGCCCATAGTTGAGCGCCATCAGCAGCAAGGCGTTCGCGGACCTGGTCAATGTCCAGGCGCTTAAATTTGAAAACAATGGTGATTTTTGTGGACTGCCCATTCTCCTGGATCGTATGAACGCTGGCCGGGTAGAAGAAGCTGTCTGATACGCTGAGTTTGAATCCCATGGTTAATCCCTCATCTGTCTGTTATCGAATTAGTCCCTGCCTGTATCGCTCCGTGGCAGGGGACGGAAGACAGCCCATGGGGTGGGCGCGATTCTGTTATCTGTCCGTTTGGGGTGTTGCTTATTTAAAGGTCAGCTTCAATTCGTCATTGCCGCTTGATCCCGGGATCAACGCCAAATTGGTATTGAGCATGGCAACGCCATCACTGTCGGCATAAGCAGGCTGTTGGATCTGGACATACGGTGCATCGATCTCGCAGATATAACCCGCAGAAGTCCCATGAGCGACGTGCAGTGCGCCCAATGTGGTGGCTTTCGAGATTTCAAACCAGTTCTTGGTTGCAATCAGTCCTGCCTCAAAACTGATCGATCCAGAGGGCTTGCGATCCGTAATCAAGGCTGCAGAAGAACCCCCAGGCAGATCCCGGAAGACCATGTTATTGGCGACGTCCAGCGACAGGCTTTCCATGACCAATGAGGCGCTGTGCAGCGTCACGGTCGGGGTGTTGACGGAGTTCGGGCCAATAGGCGTTTTGAAGCCGGTATAGGTCGGGCTGATCAATGCTGCATCCGTTGGGGTGTTGTAGCGGCCCCAGAATGAGAATGACAAGGCAGGGATCTGGCCACGCTGCAGAGACAGCGAAACCGTACCGCGCGCACCCGTCAATTGGTGCATCACGCCATCGAGATAGAAGTCGATGGTGACCGAGTCAAAGCTGGCTGAGACAGGTAGGTATTCCACCTTGCTGCCTGCAGTCACCGTTTCGGCAAATCCACACGCCTTCAGGGCGTCTTTGAATGCAGGGGCTGTTCCTGCGGTTCCAGAGGACTGGAATTCCACATCGAACTTCAGTTCCGCATGGGAATTCAGCTGAATCGTTTCAGAATTCCCAAAGTACGGCTTGATCAGATCGCGGGTTGCGCTATCCCCGGCAATCGGGGTCAAGGTGGCGTTTTTGACCAGGAACGCTTCGGCTCCGGTCGGGCTTGAGTCAGTGCCGTAAGTCGTCTCTTTCTTGACGGCAATGACGGTCTTTCGCATGAAAAGAGTCATAACAGGTTCTCCGGCTCGAGTTCATTAAGGGCATCCCCAGAAACCATTTCAGGCTGAGCAACAGGTAAGGAAGGCTCAATCTTGATGGCTTCAGCGGTTGGGGGTTCGATCAGCGATAGTTCGCCGGTCACTGGATCCTTGGCATAGCTTCCGCCGATGCCTGGACTGGCCGTAACAATCGCTTTGCTGGCGTTGTTTTTTGGCATGGCGTACCTCTATGGAGTCAACAAATAGCGGGAGGCATAGCGATCCTCCCAGATCAGGTCAGAATTAATGAATTCCTCGCTCTGTCCGCCGACATAATTCACGGTGTCAAAGCAGTTCGGCGGCTGCCAGCCCTGCAAGGCATCGTTGACGGCATTTCGAACGCTGGCGAGGCTTTCCAGTTTTAGCTCAGGCGCGCCGGTAGCCCTGACCACAATCAGGACGGCCATCGTGACCGTGACTGATTGCCTAGCATTCAGGGTGGCGTAACCTTCTCCGGCCGTATCGGAAACCGGGTAGACGTAAGCGGCTGGAAGAGTTTTCCAACCGCCTGCATCCCGTGTGAATTGCGCCAGATCAAAAACGCGTCCCCCTAAGGCGGCGCAATTGTTTTTGAGGTGGTCAACCCAATCCCGATGATCAATCATGGCCGAAGCTCCATGGCGGTCATGCCGCCGTCATCAGGCCAAAGCTGGGAGACCCAGTAGGTCAACCCATCGATCGTTGTGGTGTTCTGCGCTTCAATGCCGCTCGAGGCGACATCGGAGCTTTTTGCAGACACGATCAGATCATTGGGTCCAATAACCTGAGCCATGAGCGCGTTTTGCGCTTGCGGCATGGAGCTCACTGGAGCGCGGGGCCTCAAGACAATCGCGGTCAGGCTTTTAACCCCTCCGGCTGTCGAGAAGGTGAGGATCTCGCCAAACTCGGCTAGAACCGCATCATTGACCCCGCTCCAATTCATCATTCCGCTGCCTTGCCCTTCACAGGCTTTGAGGCCACCGGCTTTTCTGCTTCAACCGCTTTTTGCATCAGGATTAAATCCCGGGCATCAGTGGCGGAAATGGCATCCGGAAGCGCCAGGATGGTGCCAGCGTCATACATGACGCCAGCCACACCACAAGGCTCGATCAATTTGATGGCATCCATTAGCTGGTAACCACGTCGGTCGCAGCTGCGAAGCTCGCCGCGTGACGGACAGCCACATCAACATCCTGCAGCGCCACAATGCGCAGCGTTCCAGACGTTGAATTGCTGTAAGGATCCACGGTGAGATCGAGGCCGCCCCACATACCGATCAGAAGATCAGCAAAGTTGCCGAAAATGATCGCCGAAAGCGCCGTTCCTGAACCCTTGGTCAGGTCGGAAGGAACCGCATTGGTGACCGCTGCGTTATAACCATTGACGGTGCTATCCATGCCCCATACCGGCTGTTCGCCGTAGGTTGCATTGGTGAAAGTACCCTTGAGCTTGCCGCGGACCTTGGCGTTGGTGAGGTAAGCCAGAGTGCCGACATCGGCATTCGCTGCAGCCACCAGGCTTTCAAGGTTGACGATCTGTGCCCAGGTCGGCGCAGAGCCATCAGCGCCAGCGCTGGAAGCGTTACCGATGCCTGAAGTGTTCAGAATGCCGCGCGGGGTCGGTGCCGTACCGCTGCCATTGATAGCCGCCTGCTGGATTGCCAGACCCAGAACGGTTGCCAGATCCTGACGTACCATGGCTTCGATATCGAGTGAAGACTGGAGCAGGAGCTTCCGGCTGATGTCCGTGAAAGCGCCTACGGTCTTCGGGCTCATGGTGACCTGGTCAAAAGTCTGCTGACTTTCGGTCGGAGCGCTGGATTCTGAAACCCAATAAGCCGTTGATGCGCCCGACAGTCTCGGAATCGCAATGTTGCCAACGAGGCCCGTCAGCATGCGAGCGCCGAGGCCCGGAAGCACCATGGCGTTACGGAGGAGTTCAATGAAATCCTGCGCCAGAAGGTCAGTCGCTACGGTATAACCGCCCGCTGAATTCGTGCCGACCGTCAGGTCGCGCTTGGCACCCAGGACGTCGAAGGGAACCAGAGCGCCGCGGGGTGCGCGGACGGCGATATCGGCAGCTGCGCGAGCGCAATCAAGCTCAAATGCGGCGGCTTCCTGAGCGCGCATGTCTTTTGGGTGCGCAAGGGCATTCAGCAGGCGAACCAGGCTGTATTTGCGGATTTCCTGCGAAGACATCCCGATGGTAGCCGGGGCGTCGCCCATAGCGCGCTTGGACATATCAGGCATGCGCTCAAGGAGTGCATCCTTCATGTCATCAACGCTGCGACCCGCGCTGATCATTTCAAGGGCCAGATCGCGACCGCCCATATGGGCCGCCTTCTCGCCAAGGGTACGGATTTCCGCAATGCGCGATTTCTCGGCCTCACGGACGCCATTTTCAATAGCCTGCACATCTACAGGCTGGGGGGTTTGCTCTGTCATAGTTCCTCCTGTAGGGATGCAGACAGTGGTGGTAGAAGTCACGGTGATACAGTCCTCATCCTCTGATTCCGTATCGCTTTCGCAAGAAGGATCATTGGGATCGGTGTAATCGGTCATGTCGTCACGTTTGGGCTTGCACGCTTTTGTGCTTGCGCGGCCAATTCCGGCCTGAATATCGGCGGGGCAACTGACCAGTGAGATTTCGTAAGGACACCAGGAAGTGATGCGATAGGTTTCGATGTCATCCATCATTCCAACCAGAACCGCAGCATTGACCATGTAGCCCACGCTGACGTTCTTTCGAATGCCATCAACAACGTCCTGGAAAATTTCTTGGCCGCGAGCCGACTGGGAAAAGCGAACGATCGCCCGGCAGATGCGATCAGGATCCACGCGGACGGATTCGATCACGCCAATTTGATCGCTAGTGTTGTGATCCATCAGCAAAGGACCGGAAGCAATCAGTCGCGTTAGATCGACGGATGCTGCAGTGCAATCAAGGATTTCGTAGCCATACCAGCGCTCATACGGCGCCTCGGTCGCAAATGCGAGTTCTACAGTACGTTTTTCCTGGTCAATTGCGCGCGTCTCAAAAACCGCCGCGCGGGCGACCTTTTCATTAAGCTTGGGTTGAGCCATTGTCAGCTCCAATAGGTTTAGGTGAGGAAGAGACAGACTGGCCATATGCCAGACCTAATCCGGCAGAAGCTGCCATTTCGTTAAATCGGGCAATATCAGAAAGAACCGTTTCAATATCGACGCCCAGATCCGCGGCAGCTTGCTGGGGCGATTTGAAACCCGCATTGACCGCTGTAATCGTGGCCTCAATGTCTTTCAATGGATCCACCCACGGCCAACGGCGACCGCGCCAGGTGTGGTTCCGGAATCGAGAAAAGAGTTCTTCGCTAGGCAGTCTTGGAATACCCTCAATGGCATTGACGCCCAAAGAACGTTCCAGCCAGCGGAGATAGATGGGCTCCAGAATCGAACTGATCAGCCAGTCCTGACGGGTCATCCAGTGCTCCCGCTCTTCGATGGTTCCAGAGCGGATCGATGAGAAATTCACTTGAGTCAGATCGCCGGTCAGGGCGTGATAACTGACATTGAGTCCTGCAGCGATGGAGCGCAGGATGGTGCTGGTGAATTCGCGATAAAGCTGATGGGGATAATCGGGATTGAAGCTTTGAAATTTGTATCCCGGAGGCAATGCTGAAAAATGACCGGCCAGCACTTCATCAAGCAGCTCTCCGCCTTCATCGGTTTCAGTTGCCAGCGGGTTTAGATTGCCGTCAGGCGTCTCGAAAAACCCCATTTTGGCGGCGCCTACGCGAGAGGCTACAAGAGCAGAGTCCTGGTACTCATCCAGCATATGGATGAGATCCATCACCGCCGTCATCCATGGGGTTCCACGGTATTGCTCGGGGCGATCGCTGACATATGAATGAATAAATTGACGCGCCTTGAAGTATTCGGCTGCGTGAGATCCGGGGTACGTATTGGGCTCGGATCCCGTAATGATCCAGTACCCTTCCGGGCGATTGAGTCGATCGAGGACAATGCCGAGACGTGTTCTGGATCCGTCTTTTCCGTCGACGTGCCTCAACGTATCGATCCGCGCCGGATCAACCATTTCCAAAGCAAATCCCCAGGGATTGCTCCGCGTAACAGGGAGGTCGTCGTGAACGCGAATCAGGCATTCACCATCTCGCGCTTCGGTTCTTGCTGAAATTCGAAGAATATCGATCAGGCTGTAGCGGCCTGTGATATCAGCGGTACCGCGGCGGGCCCAGCTCCAAAAGCTGGATTCAACGCGGGCGTTGTTTTTTTGGTCGTCGGATCCAGACCGATTTAAGCCTTGAACGGTGAGGTGAAATCCTTCAGGGCCAACCAGGTGCGTTTCAACGAGCTGCAAAAACCGACGCGCAATTTCAGAGTTTTGCTCAAGATCCCTGGCACGGTTCCTGAGAATGTCGAGAGCAAATCGCAGCTCTTCATTCAAAGGCTTGGATGTCACTTGCCAGTCTGAGAAAAGACGGTCCGTTTTGGCCGCATTGAATTTACGCTTGGCGGCCCGCCGACGATCCAACACAACGACTTTTCCATCGGAATTGCGTTGGGCAACAACCAAACCACGTCGGTTGAATAGCTTGTCTTTCAGTGTGGATCCGCTCATTGGCCAGTTTATAGACTGGCCAAGAGCAGAATGGGAGGTCAAAAAGTGAGACTTTTAGGACCGCTTTGTGAGACTTTTAGGACCACCTATCGATTTGAAGGTGTAGCAGCTCACCACGCGGTGAACCGTAGTCTTGCTGATTTGAAATTGACCGGCGATTGATCGGTGTGAAGCGCCACTGGATGCCAAGGTTCGGATCGTTGTGACATCAAGTCGCGTTAACCTGGAATGGCTTTTGGGAAGTTCGATAGCATGCTGACGCATGGCACGAAACAGAGTGGCCCTAGAGACACCGAGCAGCTGCGCTGCCCGGTCTCTATTCCATCCAGCCATGGAGAGTCCATTGAGAAGAATGGATTTTTCCATCAACCAAACCTGACTTTGAGATTGCGACCGGATGATTGACCAAGTTTGATTTTGTCGGCCTGCTCTTCTGCGTGGACCTCGGCACGATAACGATCCCTGAGCTTAATCAGTTCGCCCTTGCCTTCCCGCTTGACTCGTCGCATGTCAATGGCGGATTCAATGATGTCAATCTGACTTCCGGTAGCCTGGTTCTCAAGATAGGCCTCAATGGAATCCAGCATTTTGCGGGCATGGCTTCTGCCATCAATTGCGGTTCCCGATGCCAAATTGGGCTGCAATGTAATTGGGCCTGTCGCCAGGGTATAGCGCTCTGCGCCTTTCGTGACGGCCAACGTGTAAGTGTAGCTACCGGAAGGCCAGGTTCCAGTAACGGATCCGGCAACGGTGAGGTCAAAATCATTGCCATTGGCTGTAGCAGATGCTGATTTGGCAGCCGAACCGTTGGCAATAGCAAAAGTCAGCGTCCAGCCCTCGGAAGCGGGATATCGGCTATCGCTTATCGTAGCCTTGAGCGTATCGCCTACGGTAAACGATGAAGGGAGATTGGCGGAAAGGGTCATGATCGATTCCTATTTGGTGAGTTTGTAAACGAGCTGGGTGGCAATTTCTTGCTGGTAATACTCATTGGCCCTGGTCTTGACTTGCGCGGCCAGTATTGGGGCTTTCAACAAACTGACTTTTTGCTCCCTGATAGGCTTTCGGCCTTTTCCTGCGCGCATGAAAATTCCCTTATGTCCTGAGTTCATCGTGGCAACAAATCCACCCTTAAAAAAATAGCTTCGTGCCGAAGCTCCCCAATCTTCCTGCCTGAGAATTCCAATATACCCGGACTTGATCGGGTTATACCCCATCCAGACAAGTCCATTAGTCCCTACACGCTTGGATTTGATGCGCCATTTGGCCAATACGGGTTTAGGGATATCGAATTCTTTGGCAGCCGCTGTTTCAAGGTCTTTCTCCATGCGCTTCATGGTTTTTGTCATAGCCGATGTGATGGTTTGACGAATGACCTTAGGGGCCTCTGAAAACTTGGAGCTAATTTCTTTTTCTCCGGTTATCGTGATCTTGATCATCGGTGAGTCCTCGATTTTCTTTGTGAAAGGGCATACCCAAGCGGGTTCTTGGGTTGTGAGTCATGGACTGTCTTGGATTCTTTCGGCGCTTCAGTGGCTACAGCTTTTTGAAGCCTCCCGGATAGTCGGGCAGCGACCAGCGTCAGAAGCCCGCAATCGAGCGCCTCATTTCGGGCGCGTTTTCTTTTCCATACTTGATGCGGCTTTCCACCCTTAATTTCGGTGACCAGTTTTTCAGCGCCCAGCTGCGCAAAGTATTCATCATCAAAAGCATTGGTCTCTGGAAAATGGATATAGCCAGGACCGGGCGTTGCCATTTTCAGGCGGCTGTAAATGATCGCTTTACCCTGGTCGACGCCAATCGGTTCTGAAGCAAAACCCCTGCGGTTTCTTTTTCGAAGCCGCTGCTTTCGTTTCTGCTCGTCTTCAATCAGGGGTCGGCCTGCGCCTTCAACACCCTTGGTGGGAATGCACCAAAGGCGTGATTTGCAGAAATCATGGACAAAGCTAGTGTTGTATCCCGCATCGATGCAACCAAATTGCACCTTCCTTTCCCTGAGCTCGTCTTCAAAATCATTCCAGACATCAATCGATGCGGTGTCGCCATCAACAATGACATGATCCAGAAACCAGGCTTCCTCGTCTGACTGGTAGGCCGCCACGGTAAATTCAATGCGGTCTTTTTGAACGTCCGCACCAAAGACAATCAGTGCTGCAGAAGCGGGAATCGTTTCTTCCGAATAATTTTCTCGGCGCATCAGCAACGAGATATTTTCAAGATCCTCGCCCTGCTCTTCCCAGCTTTCACCCAGCGTGGTGTTAATGAATCGTTTTAGGTTGGTGGTATCTCGATGGGCTGACTTCCATTGGTTCCAGAGTTCTTGCCAGGTAAACCCAAGGCCAATCGGAGAATAAAGACCTGAAAGGCGATAGCCGCGTATGGGCCGATCTGGAAATCTTGGGACCCATCGGCCCTTTTCCAGCATGAACGTTTTATGATGCTCATCAATCATTGCGCCGCAATGCTCGCAGGCATACCAGACGCGGCCGGTGGATTCTGAATAGACCAGGCCAAAGCTTCCGTCTTTTCGTTTCCATTTGAGCATTTGATACTCGCCGCACTCAGGGCATGGAACGTGATATTCCCGCATGTCGGAAACTTCATATTCCATTTCAATTCGGCTCATGCCCTTGATCGTTGGCGTACTGACCAAAAGCACTTTCCGGCGCGGATAGGTTTTAGTTCGCTCATCTATCAGTCCCAAAGGATCCCCTTCTCCGCCAACATCCCATGGGAAACGATCCACCTCATCACAAAGAACGTATTTGATTGGCATCGAGGCCAAGGATGCCGGAGAGTTGGCACCGCCAATGACCAGAATGCCGCCGGGAAAATCTTTCATGTCTTCCGCATTTGACGAATCCCTCGAGCGTTTCCCGTCAAATGACTTTTTCAGAACAGGCGTTTCTAGAAGCAAAGGATCCAATCGTTGTTTGACCCAGCGTTTTCTCACTTCAAGTGTCGGCACAACCGTCAGCATCGGGCCCGGGGCCTGGTCCATTACGTACCCGATCCAGTTCAGTCCAACTTCGGTTTTCCCGAGCTGCGCGGCAAACATCATGACAATGCGCTGGACAGGAGACCGAACCGACAAAGAGTCAAGGATCTCTCTCAGATAGGGGGTCCGATCAGTTCTCCACTTTCCGGCCTCTCCGGAAGACTTACCGGACAATACGCGAAACTGATCTGACCATTGGCTAACCGTTTGCGGGGGTTTTGGCATGCAAGATGAAGACAAGACCCGGAACAAATGCAGCCGACCATTCGGAATCGGAATGACTGATCTTCTCGGCCGTGCTGACTTACTCGATTCCATGATGGTTTATCGCTTAGTAAGGAATTTCATCATCGCCCATGCTGGAGCCTTCAGGATTCTGATTTGATCCTGTTGCAGCATCAGATGGATTTGAATTTTTGGGCCGATACAAGTTGCCAATGATGGAATCCCTGTTCGGGTCCCGATTCATGCCTGCCGGGTTAAAGGTCGACTTGAGAGTAAAGAACTTGCCCTTTTCGCCTTGAAAAATTGCCCCGATGGTTTCGTAGTTATTCCGCATTTCGCCGTTGGATCCGCGAAATTGCCCCGTCACCACAACCAGGTCATAAAGTTTTTCAGCCATTTTTGTTCTCCACTGCGTGACGCATGGTTTCGATTTCTTCCGTGGGCGGGGTTCGATCAAGCTTCAATCGATTGGCAATGGATGCCTCAAACCCTGCGGCCACCAGAACGGATCGGAAAGAGGCCAGCCAATGGCCCAATGAGCCATCGCCTTCGGTGGCCAGCTGAACTGGGGTTTGGGTTTTGCAGCCTGGAATGGAGGTCTCGCAAGAGATCTCAATCAGGTGGGTGTTGTTTTTGCTCATGGTGACCTCAGGTACCGCTTGACCCAAAGCCATTGACGCCGCGTTCGGTTTCATCGAGTTCGTTCACCGGGGTGAATATGGCTTGCACCACGGGAGCTAAAACTGCCTGCGCGATTCGCATGCCGGGTTCGACCTTGAAGGGTTTGTGTTCATCCGTGTTTTGAAGAATGACTTTGATCTCTCCACGAAAGCCCGGATCAATTGTCCCAGGTGCGTTGGCGACAACGACCCCGTGGTTAAGGCTCAATCCGGATCTAGACCGGATCTGGAGCTCATAACCTTCAGGAATCGCCACGCGAAGCCCTGTAGAGATCGCTTTACGCTGCCCAGGCCAAAGCGTCACGCTCATTGGAAGGCTGGCTTTTAAGTCCGCTCCAGCGTCACCCGGATTGGCGTAGACGGGAATGGATCCATCCATGGCCTGGCAGGCAATTGAAAGGCGATTTTGGGTCATGTATTTCTCCTGGTCAGATGGTTTCAGCCTTTCGGCGCATGTGTTCGCTGATGTCGGCCAAAAGATCATGGGCGGCATCATCGAGTTCTTTGTGGATTGCGGTGACGTCACCGCGATGTGACGCGCAGGCAGGGGCATATCGATCTGCCAGTGTTGCCAGCTTTTCAGCAAAGGTCTTGCCGATATCAGCCAGAACAAAATCGATCTCAGAGCGCTCCACCAGAAGTCCAGCGGCTTTATCGAGCTCGATGTTGGCCATCTCGGCTTTGGCCTCACGTTCTTTCATGGTGGCCATCTTGAGGCGAAGCCCAATCCGCTCAACAGGCGTCATGGGTTCATCAGTGTTGTCTTGTGCCTGTTTTGGTAAAGCTTTGGACTCTTCGATCTGAGCTTTTGCCGCCTGGTGATGTGGTGCGGGGCTTTCTGTGGCCTCCCGCATCCGCAGCCCCTCATCCACATCCAGCAACCCATCCCCCCCCAACTTGAGGCGGCCCGCCTTAATCCAGCGGGAAACGGTGGATTTATTGACTTTAGCGATCTTGGCAAATTCCGACTGAGTGACGCGCTTACCCATGATTTACCTCAAAACCACGCCAAGACTGTGAAAAACCACGCCACAAACCACGGCAAAAATCTTCTAACTCTTTGAAACCACTTAAACCACGGCAACCACGGCAGACACATACGTGCGCGCGAGGCGCGCGCGTTCCAATGCAATGGGGTTCATTGTTGATGAAACGCGTACGTGCGCGGGTTGGCGTGGTTGGCGTGGTTTCCTTATTCCATGCGGGTTTCAGCCGTGGTTTATGGCGTGGTTGGTGACGTGGTAGGCGTGGTTTGATCACTCAAAACCTCCCGACAGGCTGAAAGCAAAAAACGATGAGGTCAGCCATTCAGCCTTGCTGGAATACTTGTCACGCATGAATTCGCGCTGCTTCCCTGTCGCACAGCGCTCAATGCTGGCCTGAAGCGCCCCATCCGATGGAATCACCATCTTTCGGTTCTTAATGGTGCGGTCATTCAGATCCAGCCAGGTCGGATTTGACTCGCCAGCCGACCACCCGGGCGTCTTCCCGCACAGACTGATCAAATCCTTTTGCCCCCGTTTTCGCTCGCCGTGACGCTCACACCAATGCTCATAGAGCTTGTAGAGATGGGATCCAAGACAGGGACAAAGCGGAATGGTATTGCCGTCTGGACCCTCGAGTTCTAACCGCTGCCATTCATCGAGGAACCTTTCTTCTGAGCTTTTCCCCAACTCCTGAAGGTCCGACTTTGATCGCGTCATGGGTGGTTTGGTCCATGGCTTAAAGTCACCCAGATCCAGATTAAGGAGATAGTGATGCAGCGCCTCGATGCCGCCTGAATCAATCTCTGAGTTGACGTCTTCAAAAAAAGAATCTGAAAGCTTTGGTGGCACCCAGATGACGACATGTCGCCGGTCATCTTTTTCCATCACCAATGGCATGCGCTCATTCGAAAGAAACACGATATTCATGTGATTCTTCTCGGTATGCGCAGCAACGTTCTTGGGGTTCACTCGAATGGTGTCCCCAGTGACAAACCCCTTGAGGCGATTTTTGATGTGGTACATGTCCTGACGTGCCAGGACCTCATCAGCCAGAATGAACAGTTTTTTCTCTGCCCAGTCGGCATTGAATTTATCTTCGAGGGCCTCTTGTCCCAAAACGCGGAAATAAGGACCAAAAATCTTGCCGTATGCCTCAAAAAACCGGCTTTTTCCTGTCCCTTGTGGCCCATGGATGACTAATGCCGTATGCATTTTGGCTCCCCGATGCTGGATCGGGTATGCCAACCACTTGAGGATCCACTGAAATACCTCGTCACTGTTCGATTCATTGCTGCAGAGGTAATAAAGAAGATCCAGCAAAGCCTCGCATTTACCCTCAATAGGGACCGACGGCCAGCCTCCAAAGAGGTTGCATCGGATGGATTGATCCTGCTCTGTCGGATCAAAACCGACCTCGGTATCCCTTGCCACTCGCCATCGTGGATCCGTCTTCAACATGTCCCACGATCTAGGCGGCAAAAGATTCATGACGTCGTCTTTATGTACCAGGCGCCGATCCTTCTCATCGAAAAGCACCTTTCCGCCCATTCCATAGGTTCCCCAGAACCTTTGCACCGCCTCCTCCACAGAGATCAGTGACGGCATAACGGATTCCCCGCCCCCCGCAGGGATAAGGCCCGCGGCGGATGGCTTTACGGTGTCCCATCCCGCTTCAGAAATTGCCTCTTCGATCTGACGAGCAACCAGATGCAGGCCCCCGGTCGGGAATAGGGCCAAATCGTTAAAGTCAGTAAGCTTTTTGCCTTCCCGATCGGATGGAAACTTGGGTGCAACCACCCGGCCATTGACCGCCATGGCTGCAGCCTGGGCCGCCGTGACGCCCGGGTTTCCCGCGGAAAGGTAATCATCATCAGCGCAAACCAAGATCCGAGCCGATCGGTAGCGCTTGGATAGCGCCTGAGAGACGGGTAAAAGATTATTGGCATCAAACGCCACGGCGACCGGAAGACCTGTCGCTTA